CAACGGCTGCTGCTTCCTCCATAGAGAGCTCTCCATCACCGTCTTTATCCCAGTTCTCAACACAAATGCGCTTCACCTCTGGGTCCTCGAACCTTATCCACCACTTAGCAATGTTCAGCTTGAGCTTAGGATAGTGTGTCATTAAGGCATCGTAGGTGTCACGATACGCACCAGTGGTGAGGTTGATAGTACCGTCCAAGACTGGGTATGGGTCGTTTCCATATTGACCTTCTGCATCGATACCCTGATAAGTACCGTCTACCAACTGAGACAGCTTATCGAAGGTCCTTCCGTCCGTGAAGGTCTCGTTGAAGCCAACACAGCGAACGTAGCGCAGAGCGTGAGGGGTCTGCCCTACCTGCGCATCCATAATATCGATGAGTTTCTTCACGGGTTGAAGATTATCGCAACCGCTGACAAAGTAGCTCATAACGTTAGGAGCGCAACCTTCTGTGTTGCAGTGCTCGTTCGTGAGTTTATCGAGGTTTTTTAGTTCGATGTATGAGGTAGTAGCTGGATAATCAACCTCCTCGAGCGCACCACCATCAGCAAAGTGTGCTTCGGTGAGTGATGAGCCACCAGCGAGGAACTTACGCAGACGAAAGTTACTACGCATATCGAGCGAACCGCCAAGGGTTGATATGTTCTGAACATCAATCTCCTCTAAGGAGGTGGTATTACCGAGCGTAAGCGAAGATATAAGTATCTTCACCTTCTGTTCATTCTCATCACCGAGCTTGAGTCGCTTTAACCGCTTACCTATAATAGAGAGCGCACCGTTAATTACATACGAACTCCAATCGCCTATATCGAGCAGGTAGTCTGCTGACTTGACAGATAACTGCTGATCAGAAGTACCGTTAATGTCGACGACTATCTCGCAAGGCTTACCTGCATCTGTACGAGCACCACGCATGATTGTGGTACCGTACGCAATGGTTGGATATAACTTCATTGCTGGTGTCAGGCGCAGAACGATTGAGTTCGTTGTTGCATCAGCCTGTGCAGAGGTACGGACGGTAATTGCACCTTCAGCGGTCTTTGCGTCGTAGTCACCAAAGGAATACTTAGACATAAGGTACTGGATGCGCTTCTTTACCCACGCCACCTCGGGAGACTTACCATCACCAAGCGACTGCCCGAGTGAGTCGGTATCGTTAGTATATGTACCTTGAAGCATTGCGAGCTTCATTTTTTCATACATCTTGCCATCCTCATTGTATAGCATAGATGAAAAGTTGTCAATCACAGAGAAGTAATACTTCTCGAAAAATGCAAAGAGCTTCTGCTGGTGCGTACCTTTCTGTAGTCCTCCAAGCTCCTCCATCTTCGCAAGCATTCGACGCATCATTTGCGCACGCTCCTCTGGGTACGCTTGTTCCATCAGGTTCCACAGTACGGACTTCTCTCCGTTCCAAACAGGAGTGCCGTCCTCGTAGGTGTCGTGATATTCTACATGGTAGGGCTTTTTCATCAAGCCCTGATTGATGACCGTTAGAATTGTATCAAGGTCATCTTGTCTAAATCGCCATTTGCTCTTTGACATGTTCATTCTGCATTAAAGTTATACGGGTATATGTTCTTTGCGCAGTTGTCGGTCGCTGCCACCGTTTCAACATATAGTTGATGATAAAGTAGGTCACTGATATCCCAGTACTGCGACTGCTCTGCACGGAACTTCTGAATACGTGCTGCCTTGAATAACTCATTGAGCTGGGCTGCGTCACTAATCGAGTTGAACACAGACTCTGGCAATCCGTACTTATCTCCGACTAACTGCTGACGGAGATTAACCACCGCCACACCGCTGTCGAGTGTTGAAGGGCAGAACTTCTTATACAAGCTATCGTAATAGTATAGGTTGTATTGATTAGGATCACCTTCTTTCGCAATCCAATACTCAATGTGCGTCGAGTGTGGATCAGCATTTAACTCGTCAAGTGTACCATTGAATGGCTCAATGAATGTGTTACACGAATAGATAATATTATAAGCTGTGATATACGACTCTACGAGCTGCTCTGCTCGCTGACGGGTTTCATTGTCTGCTGTAGTCTTATCATCTGCAGGGAGGTTAGCGTAATCCAAATCCCAACAGTTCTCCCAAGAGAGTTCAGAGACTTGGTACTGATAGGCTTCTTCTTCCGTATTGTAGCGGATTCTTCGTTTGTCCCAAGGTACTTGAAAGAGAGTCAAGCGTGGCGAGTTATCAGAACCTTCGATAGATAAGAGGTCTGGAAAAAGGTCCTTGTCATATCCAAAGGTCGCAGCATCACCTTTGTCGGGTCCGAGTGTAAAGAGACCGACGAACTTGTATGTAACTGTTCCGTCCTCTGCCGTCTGCTTCTCAAATCCAACGAATGTCTCTTGATAGATAGATACTCTTGCTTCGCTGTTCTGTTCGATACCCTCGTTAGTTAAGCCTACCGCTTTCCATAGGTCGGTAAATGAATTTACAGAACCCATCTTGTGGTATTGCATTGAAGAAGCGATGTTCTTCTTCGCTGTCAGCTTAGAGATTTTAGGCAGGTTTTTGAATAGTTCAAACTTCTTCTGTTCCGTCAGTCCGTCCTCATATACGATAGTTGTATCTTTCGCTACCTTCGCTTTCCAGTTCCACAGGTAGTACAACATAGACGATGTACCCTGACCTTGCAGTTGAAGATTGGTAATCGTCAAGCGGTTAAGGTTCGTATTGCCATCTTTAGGGTATATCTCAAGCGTACCTTTAGGCTTGTAGGACTTGCCGTATTCGTATGCTGGCAGTGGCTTGTCAAAAGTAAATACGTTGACCTTGCCACGCACCTTATCAAAGTCAACCGTGGCACCAAGAGTGTCGTAAATATCATTGTCTAACTTTTCAGCACTCTTCTCACCTACAGTAGCAAGTGCATTGATATAGTCTTGATGCACGTTGGCTGCATCCATTGCGCTGTCATAGATGCGCACAGAATATAGGTCAACATCCGCCTTATCCGAGCCGATAACGATACCTCCGCCTGAACCTATCTGCATAGAGTCGGTAAGAAGGTAAGCAAACTTACGAGCTTCTACACCGTCTATATAGAGATAAACGAGGTTAAGGTAATAGGTATTTCCATTCAGTACGTAAGTGTACTTCTTAGGACTAATCACGAGTGCAAGACGAATGCGTACCCCATCGTCTGTGCTCATCGCCTGTACGTCCGCATTACGCTCACTACGGGTTGCGAACATAATAGAAGAAGGCTTCACCTTCAGACCGATATAACCCTTCTGGTAAGGCATAGTTATCGAGATACACTCTGCATTGTAGTCAGACGTGTTATTAATCTGATAGTCAATTTCGATGGTCTTACCGCTCTGTGCTGCCTCCTTTGCGAATGGCTTATAATCGATAGTAAGGCGAGAACCTGCGAGCAATCGCAATGTGCGTGCTCCTTCTTCATCCGTCACCCAGCCGTCACGTGAGAAGGCGACGTTCTGCCAATCAGAACCGATATGATCTGAGTTGATAAGATTGCGGAGGATATTTCTATCCGTATCAGTGTTGTTTCTGTTCTTCGCATTGAAGTAGAATACCGCACCAGCAGTTGCAGAGTAACCCTGTGAGTTGTCAACTTGGAATGAGATAGCATCACGCAGGCTAATCTCATCTGTAGGATGTGTCTTAAAACCGATGAGAGCTGTAAAGTCCGAGTTGTCTATCGTCTCGACTTCAAGCGAAAGCGTGTACTGCATCTTGGTCTGTGTCAGCGTGTTCTCAGACACATTCTCTTGAAGCACCTCGTTATCTTTCTTCATCAAGATAGACAGTGGCGTTGTAACTGCCTTGCCGTCATATACAGCATATTCAAGAACTTTGTTCTCGTACCAGTTCAATAACTTCTCCGCCTTGTTATTGACGACGACCATCTTCACCGTTTCGTTATTAGCCACTGCCATAAAGTCGTAGCCTACAGGAGTAGTTTGGACCGTATTGTCTTCATTTGACAACCAGGCAGAGAGATGGAAGATACCCGTCTTATTCGTGAATGGAACGGTATAAGCCACTGGCGAAGATGTGTAAGTTGCGGTACCGAACTGACGCTCATACGTCTGCTCGTAGCCTTCTCCTGTAATCTTAACATGGAGTGTCTTAGAGATATTACCGCTGATATAACACGGCAGCACAATGTCACCTTGATAAGCCTTCCACCAATTGAATTCGGAGATAGAAAGGAAGAGCGCAGACAGTGTGATACTGTACACTAAGGCTGGGGAGGTCTGCCCTGTCACCTCACCTGTAATCTTCACCATGATATTGTTCTGTCCACTCTCGAGGAACTTAAAGACATCAACAGTAGTCACGGTATTCGACTGACAGCGACCACGAGCCTTAGAGACAAACGTTCCATCTCCAGCCTTAGCGAAGATCTCGTAAGTACCCCATTCTCCTGTGTCGACATATTCGGTTTGTCCCACATCTTTAGAACGTGATATAAACATAAATCGAATAGTACATTCGCCGGCTGATTTAGAAGCTGATAACGTTGTAGATGGTGATTGATTATTTGCTCGAAGATAGTAGAGGATAGACTGCTGCTGACCACCTCCACCTTGCCCGACACCGAGCTCTGACAGCTTCATGGATACCCACTGATCACCATTCCACACCAACACACAGGTTTCAGACGTAAGAGAATCCACCTCCACACTTACGTTTGAGAGCTGTCCAAGCGATGGGCGGTTCCTTGATACGACCTTCTTTACACGCTCTTCTTCGGTGTTATGTGCATCAATGAGTTCGTTGACCTTTTCAGGCAACTTGTTAAATTCCTCGGCAGTCAGACGACCGCCTGTACGTTTAGTTTCGATATATAATCGTTCTATTTCTTTCGCCATGTTTAACTAAGATTAAATGGAAACGTATAAGTAAAGCCTCTGTTGCCTTCTATCTCCACACCATGTGCAAGAGATAGCGCATGACAGACTATATCCTGTAACAGTTTTGGATGAGCAGAAGAGAAGTTCTCTCCAGTTGCATCTTCAATGCCACGGATAGTAGTTTGTGCGAAACCTCCCTTGCTTGCAAGCTTACTCTCTGTAATGAATAGTTTTATATATTTCATCTCTACCAGTCAAAATCAATACCAGCCG